AGCCTCTGTTCACGACATCAAGGTGATTTATGAACTATTAGAAGGGTGTAAGCAATCGGTTATCTTAGGTGATTTAGGCTACCTGAGCAGTGAACTCAAGAAGGACTTAGAACAACAAGGTTACCATCTATGGACGCCATTTCGTAAAAACATGACAGGGGCTGAAGAACATAACAATTGGAAAGTAATGGCCATGAGACGAACTGTTGAAACACGTTTTTCTGAACTGTGTCGTCTCTTTGACATCGAACATACATTAGCTAGAAGCCTAGCCGGACTACAGTTACGAATTGAACAAATTATTCTAGCTCATAACTTACGCTATTTTGAAATGAACTAGCACCACGGGTAAGAATATGAATTTTGAAAAGATAAAAAGTTGACTAACGTTATAAGGTGTTAAAACCCCAAAAACCTTGATATTACTAGGTTTTCTCGAATGTCATATTGTATTAGAATGTATTAGATTCCCTTACAAAGTCCACAAAAGGGGGAACAAGTTTTACAACAAAAAAGGTTATCAAATCAATGTTTGACAACCTTAAATAATCTAAAAAGTCCACAAATTTTACGAGTTCAGCAGGCAAGGACTAGCGTAGTGATCAGCTACGCTTTTTTTGATTGATAGTAGATAAAAATACGATAACTATGTGATGTTATCGTATTATCGTGACAGCATGTGTCAACTGCGGATTTTGCACTTAGCCTTTTTCTAAAGTCTAAGGTTAGTAAATTTATGCTATCAAAGATTAAGAATATTGTCAAATCAATCAAAAAATAGAATTGATTTATGATTATATTTTGACAAGATATAAAATCGGTCTATTTTGGAAAAGTAGTAAGTTTTTACCCCCTTTTTCTCTGGCTGCCTCCGACTTGGAAAAAGTTCCCTTCACCGGTACCCTAAGTATATGAAGATGATTTAAAGAGAGGGGGGGAGATTACGTTGGAATTAACAATTAGAGCTCTGGATATAATTGATTTATAGATATTTTGATTGATAACAAAAAATGATTATAATAATATTGATACTGCTGTATTATAAATAACAGTATTACGTAAAGGATTGAGATGAACATGAACAACATAGAAATGATTTCTTTTTGTATTTTACTAGAAGAAGTTGGGGAAGTTAGACAACTGCTTGAAAATCTTATAAATCTAAAGAAAGAAACATTTTCAAATATTTCAATTGGAATTATTCCGTTTGCCTCCTCATTAAGTGATGGGATACTACACTTTTTACCTGAGAACGTTATCGAGGAGCTCCCCAATATTAGAGGACAGGAACTTAAGCGAATTATTGCTAATGTGAGAGTTAGTTACAAACAATATTCGGATAAAAAGTTTAACAAAGCTATGAAAATGATATATGGTAGAGAAGAGGTTTTCTACTCACAGATGATCAAAGATTACAAACTTCTTCAAAAATTAGTCATTGGAATCTTTGGGCAGCACGATCTAGGTGTTTTTTATTATAAAGGAATACCTTATGCGAATACTAATCAATATCATATATATTTAGAGAGTATCTTATCTAAAACTGGAAGAAATGACATTTCATATTTTTCAGATGAGGCAACCTCTCTTTTCTTTGAATATAGCAAAAACCTAGGAACTCTAATTAATTCAACCAATATAAAACCAATTTCAAATGCTATAAGTCAAGAGATTAATCCTAATGATTTCGAACAAAAAGATTTCTTCGTACTTGATACAAAAAGAAGAAATTTCTTAGTAGGAAGTCTCCCTATAGAAACACAACTATTTCTTTTTAATATACTCTGCCAGAATAACTTTATACTTTACGTGATGCCTGATATCTTAAAATCAAAAAACCAATTCTTCACTAGATCATTAATCCAATGTTATTTAGTGAGCATTACAGCAATAAGGTTAGTTTATACAAAATACGAAACATATCTATCAGAGGCTCAGAAAGAACAGTTCTGCAAAATTATAGATAATAAGGAAAAGTATTTAAACATTAATCAGTCTTTTAGGAATAATATCTTCCATTATAAAATTTCCAACATTCCTTTAGAGGTTTTTACCAATTCTGATGAGTTTTTTAAAGAATTAGTTGAATTCCATAGCAACAAAAGATTTAAAGACTTCCAGGAACTTCTCGTTGCTGAAACTATTAAAATAAATAATCTAATTGACTCTCTTATAAAGTAAAAAATATATAAATTTATTAGTGTATTGTTTTTTACAGAGATAGACTGACTAAACACTTACTTTAATTTTAGATAATGGTGTTTTAGAGACACGTTATGTTTAATAAGAAATAGATAGTTTTGGAAAATCGTATAGTTTTTTTCCCCCTTGATAAAATTTTGCTAGATATCTTTTCCGAGGTACCCCTTCCCGTTGCACGTTTCCCCTTTAGAAAAGCCATTTGGTTTGACCCGGGGAGCTTACCACTGCTCCTCATTGTCAAATTTGCGACGATGATAGCCGCTAAGTTTTTCTGGATGCTCTCGGTTGTGACATGGATTGCACAAACATTCTGTGTTGTCTAGCTCTAATGCTAACTCTGGATGCTGTCGCACTTCCTTCTTGTGATGCACCATATCTGCTGGTGTGTATCGACCTGCTCGCATACAACGTTGACATTCGTTGTTGTCCCTTTGCCTACGCACCTTTCGAATGATTCGCCATTCCTTGGTCCAATAGAACTCTTTGACTTTGTCAGTTCTGATTAGCTCGACTAACCTGTCAAGTATTTCAGGAGTCATCAGATTCATTTGATTAGCCCTTGATTTGCAAGCCATTCCTCTGTGAGTATCTGTTGGATCTTAGTTGTAAGCTCTGGGTTGAGTTGTCCAACTTGTATTCCAAGATTGTCCAATAGCTTCACGTTGTGTTCTGAAGACAACACTTGACGCATGAGCCCGGTAAATAATGCTGCGACTTCTGAATTGGTTAGTCGGTTGATTGTGATGACATCATAGAAGTGTTGATTGATTTCGTCTAGCGACTGCTTATTTTGATTCAGATAGTCTGAGATTTTCTTTTCTGCAACTTTGTTGATCATTCTTCGTCACTCCCCTCTCTTAATTTGATATATCTTACATTCTGTCAAATTCGAGACATTGATTAAAAACGTTTGGCAATAAGGTTTTACCTTGATTACTCTTCCTTAATTTTGTATCCCTGCAATATATCAAACTTAATAGCATGGAGTAAAAATAGAAAAGGAATCAACCTGTTATTATGATAGGGTCGATTCCTCAGATAATGAGATTTTCTATATTTTTATTTCTTGATCAGCTAGATTGTATTGGATAGCTTGACTGGGGCTCAACCATGTTTCTTCATCAAGTAAGGTCTTAAGTTTATTTCTTGTTGCTGAAAACCGAGTAAGATATGCCTCCTCGAGTGAGGTTTGTGCTTTTTCTAAATCTCCAGCAAGTTTTCTGAGTTGAACTGCATCCCCTGCAGTAAACGTCCAAGGGTTATGAATCATTAACTCACTGTCTGAATACATCTTAATCGTATTCGCTCCCATAGTCATAACAGAACCTGCACTGGCCACAATATCTTTCACAAGAATAGTAATGTTTTCTGGGCGGTTTTTCAGATAATTTTTTAATGCGATTCCTTCGAATAAGTCTCCTCCATACGTAGTTAGAGTTATTTCTATTTCTGTAAGTGCTTGGTGTTTCTCAATCTCTTTCTTTAGATTGCGGACACAGATGCAATTCTCTTGGTCGAGAATCGCTCCCTCCAACGTAAAGTATAGTTTCCCAGGTCTTGATTCTGATTGAATACTATTTTTGAACTTGGATAGGTCTAGAGATTTTTTAGCAAACTTAATAACATTTGAGGATCGGGGAGTTACCTCTTTTTTAGTTGATATTTTCATAGCCTTTCGTAATGCCAAAAAACCAGAGACTATTTCGCTAGAATTACTACGCTTCATTTAGGAATTCCTCCAGCGATATCTGACTCAATCGTTCATAATGCTCATGCTCAATAGCATCGTGTACCAGTAATTCCCAACCATTTCCATATTGATGCTCTTCTAAACCAACAAGCAACCCCAGAAGATGTTCAAACTCTTTTCTACCAAACTCTAATGCGGCCTTTTTACGTTCTTTCTCTGTTTCGTTTTTGTCGTAGTAGTAGACTACATACTGGGTTGACCAGTTTTCTGTTCGTCGGTCATTCAGTAATTCTTCATAAGGAATATTTTTATATTCTGATTTTTTGACAACATGTTTTCCGTCCAACATGTAACCTTTATTCATAAATCTATGTATACTAGGTTTGAAATCTTGAAAAGGTTCAAATACTCCAAATTTTTGAGTAATATAAGAGCTTTTAGGGACGAGTTCCACTTTGTAGCTATAGTGGGGAATTTTTCTTTCGATTTGCTTCATTCGTTTTTCAAACAGGTTCATGTTCATTCCTCGCTATTCTAGTATAATTCCTTGTTTTTCAAGTCTGTTAAAGTCTTCTATTGTCAGACCTTGTACCACATTACTTAATACATTGCTTTGTTGTATTGCTAAATGTTTTAGATTGTCATCAAGTTTTTCTATACTCTCTTGTAGTGCATGGAGTTCTTTTTGTTTTTGATAAATCAAATTTCTGAGTTCTTTCTGCTTTTCGTTGGATTTTGCGTTTTCAATATTATACTGCTCAAAAAGAATTCTATAAACTTCATCACTTAACGTATTTACTTGAGATCCTCGGAATTTTTGATCTAGGATAAATTTTTTATGAATTTCAGTATGAAGGTTTTCTAGCTCCAAATAATTTTGATAATCTAGACCTGGCTTGCTTTGTAATTCTCTGATTAACTGGAGTTGACTATAAAAGTCCTGCTCAAAATAATTAACATCTTTGTATAATTTTATTTTGTTTAATAAATGTTCTGTTTTTTGAAAATACATTTTTTCACCTCGATTTTGTTTATAGCTTTTCATAACCTATCATCCTAAATTTAATAGTGGTTGTCCTCTAGGTTGCTTAAGCATGATTCCTTCTTTCTAAATACAAAAGGGACATATCCAAACAAACTACACTAGGAGGTAGTTATTTGGATATGTCCCCAGATTGTTTCTGATAGACTGCTATTTAATTGTTTCCTTTTTGGTAATCCGTTCTAAACGTCCGTCTAGATAATGAAAAGTTATTTCACCAAATTTAGGAATTTCTATATTTTTAATGCTACCATTTTTGTAATAATAAATCAAGTCGGACTTGATTTCTGCATCAATATTTTTAACTGCTGAATTCATAGAATTTTCTTTGTCCCCTCTAAGTCGAATGAATTTATTCTTGCTAGATATAAAGCAATTCTGCAAAGCTATCCAGAATTATCTCTCTGCGTTTTAGGATAGAAGACTTTTTCTTGTATAGATATCCAGTCTTCCCAAGTTGCATAGTGTGATAAATCTCTTCCCAGTCTCTTTTTTGGTGCCCCCACCGTAATTCAAATATTTCACGGTCATCTGGCTCTAGTTTTTTTAATAACTCATCGATACATTTTTGAAACTCTTCTAACTTTTGAATAACGATATCACTAGAAAACTCAAGTGCCATGTTTTCTGCGTAGTTGAAATGAGATCCGCTTTTTATTTTCGATGTATCGAACTGTCTCATATTCATTTGTTTGGCTTCGTATCCCTGCAGTAGATCTGTTTTTCTCTTTTGAATGAGTCTGTTGATGTTTAAGTATTTTTCTTCTAGCTCGTATTCTAAGTAATTTCTAGTCGCCTCAGCATGATTTTTGGGTTTCATACTCTACTCTTCCTTCGCCAACAATCCACTAACTGCCATATCTCGAATAAATTGGTTTTCCTGCTCTGCCGTCATATTCGGATTATCCCTCTTGATTTCCAGCAGTAGTTCTGCCAACTTGTCGCTGTCTGTTTGAAGTGTTAATTTCTTGACCGTATTTTGGAAGTGTAGTTCTAGACTGTCAATCATTGCTTCCATGCAATCTGCAGTCTGAAACATGTTGTTAACGTGATAAGCAATTTTGGCAATGGTCGCAAAGAATTTGGCTCAGGTGTCTGGATGATTATATAGTTCGTAAACGTTTAAAGTGGTATCCTCGGCAAAAATTCGGTTGCCAATGGTCAAAAAGTTTATATAATCGGCTTCATTGAGTTCTTCAAAATCCATAGTCATGAATTCGGCTCGTTGCTGGTTTAATTCCTCCAGCTCTTTTTCTGCCTGGGCAAAATATTCTTGTTCGGTCATGGTGTTTGTTCTCCTTGTTTTAGCTTGTTGATTGAATAGCGTTTATCTGAAATGCTGAAGGCCTTGAATGAGTTCCCCTCTAGTCCTTTGAAAATTCGGCTCGCATTTCGTGCATTGTAAACGGTCTTGATTTCCTGGCTATTCAAATTTGTGTTAATGATCGTTGTTTCTCGGTTATTGAGAATGTCAAATAGAAAATCTTGCTCCCAGTCGCTTTTGGAAGCAATATTCGCATTCTTTGCCCCTAAATCGTCCAAGATGAGAAAATCAACGTTGGTCAGTTGCTCAACGGCATCAAACTCTGTCAGGTTTGCCCCTTTGCCGTAGTTCCAGCCGTTTTTAATCTGCTTAATGATTTCAGTCAAGCTAACGAATAACACGCTTTTAGGCTTGCCAATCTCCTTGAAATGCTCGTTGATTGCCTTAGCCATAGCAAAAGACAAGTGACTTTTTCCAATACCTGTCTGGCCAGTGATCAGCGTGTTGCCTGTCATGCCTTGCTTGTACTTCTCAACTTGACGTTTAGCAAATTCTAACATCTGCTTTTCTTCAGCAGTATCAGCCATGAAGTTCTCAAAACTAGCTTCTTTCAGCTCAGTAGGTACAAGGCTATCACGCATTAGAACATCATAGGTTGCCACATAGGCTTGTTGGTTACGTGCCTCTAGAAGTATTTCTTCTTCATGCAAAGCAATATCCTCCTGCGTACAATCTGGGCAGAATATGCTTGTTTTCAGTTCTTTGGTTTCTCTGTCTGGAAATTGGATTTGCCAGAGCTGTGTTCCGTGTTTTGAGCAACATTCTTCAAGTATTTTTCTTCGGTCTAATAAATCCATTGGATTACCTCCTAGAATGGTAGTGGTGGGTGATTATCATTGTTACCTGGTTGACCCTGTTTCGGTGATTCATTCAAGTAGCTGTCAAAGTTGCTAGGAGAAAATAGGGTCTTAGGTCGTAAGTATTGTGCCATTTGGCTGTTATTTTTCCACTGGGCTACCTTGGTATCAATAACTTTCTTGAAGTCCTCAAGGGTGTAGCCGTCTTTGTATCTAGCTTGAATGAATTTGGTGTGAGTAGCTATAAATTTATAAGTGTGTCCTGTTTCTTGATTGAGGTACTGGATAGGGATGTAAAGGGGATAATTCTTTGGGCTAACTTTACTTAGTTCATCGATAGATGATTGATTAAGCCAATTTGGAAAAACATACGCTGAACTCTGTTCAGCAGAATTGTCCAATTCGGAATGTATCTCTTTATTTATATCTAAATCTATATCTAACTTTATATCTTTCTCTATCTCTGGTGCACATTTGTTCAACATTTGTAATTGTCGTCTAGATTCTCGCATTCTATCAGCGTTTGTGCTTGATTGTCCTACAAAATTCTGGATATTGGTCATATAGATTGCACCGTTATCCAAAATCTCAATCAAGCGTAGTTGCTGGAAAATCTGGATTGCCTTCTCGATAACTCCTACATGATGCTGTGTGATTGTCGCAAGCATTTGGGCATTATAGGGAATTAAGTCGTTAAACATTAGTAGCCCATTGTTTTTCAAACTGCGTAGATACAATTTCAAAAGGATATTGCTATAAATATAGCCGTCTGGCATACTTTCCAGAATGATTGCCTCATCACTTTCAAAGAAATTGTCTTTTAGCTTTAAGTAATAATATTTTTTATTATCTGCCATTCTCAACCCCCAAAAATATCACTGACCCGATAAAAGATTTTTCTCGTATCTTCTAGCGGTGGTTGGTATCGTTTCAGCCCGTGCTTTTCCCACCGTTGCAAAGTCTTGTATTCTATATCTAGCTCATCCTTCAACTGTTCGGCGGTCATCAGTCCAAGTATTCTTGGTTTGACTTTCTCACGTCCTTCCAGGTACTTACCAACAATATCCAGCAAGCTGTGAGTTAGATCTTGCTCGCTCTCTTTACTCAAACTAAACATCTCTAAACCTCCTCCAGTCTTGCAAGTCTGCGGTCAGTAGCGCATGATACGCTTGTGTTCTTGGTCGTATTGCTTTTGGAGTGGTAGCACTCCTGCAAGTCGCTCCGTTTCGTTCTGGGGGATATAGTAACCCCCTAGCTTGTTATCTCTTCCACCACATACGGGTATGCCATAATCCACAATCAATTGGCGGATATGTTCCCGAATGGTTCGAACGTCCAAGCCTGTCAGCCGTTCCATATCTGCCCCCGTGATAGGCAAGTCCATTCCAAGCGGTAGGAGCTTGAAAATCTTTTGTAGATGTGTTGGTAGTTGTTTTTTGGTCATGCCTGCGCCTCCAGACTAATAATTTTGTTCTTTGTCCATAACCTTTTCCCCTCATGATCTAAATCAAGAAAATTCTGTGCTTCATCTTGGGTAGTGTTATCAATTATTTGTTTTGCTATTTGTTCAAGTTTTTCAAATGTCAGCATAGATTCCCCCTAATTGTAATATCTGCCCTGTGATTAAATATAAGCCCCGTAGTTCGCATTTGTCAGCTGTTTGGAATGATTACCCTCTGGCTTGGTTTTCGGCTTGTCAGGAGCTTGAAAAGTGCCTAAACCAAGGCAAAACCAAAGAAAAAAGTTAATTGGTGTTAATATGGCAAGCAGTATCAAAGTTTGTTCAAAAGTTAGTGTTAATTCCTCAGACATGTTTAAACTCCTTCTCTGTATTCATTAGCTAATTCTTTATGATCTGCAATAATCCTTTGCAATGCGTGAATGGAAGTATTGACAATAGCAGATGTAATAGCCTGGCTATGCCCTGCAGTTGCAAAATCCAACACTTCCAGTACATCAGTAAGCTGTCCACAAAGCCCTTCGTAATCGACTAAAATATCATTAGCTCTATCTTTCATTTTTTTCCTCGTTCTTTTGTTTTCTCTGCATTTTTAAGAGTTGCCCTCTACTTGCTAGCACATTCCACGTTTCTGTGGTATAATCATTTCAGATTTGTTTACTAAATCCCTTTTAATCGCTTGCCTGCTGATTAAATGTCTGTTTAGTAATGTTTTGGAAAAGCCTGTCGGTCGTCAAACTTTGGGCTTTTCTTTTACTCAAATAACGTTTCTATTAGGTCCGCTAGTTTTTTAGCGGTCTTTTTTAGTGTTAAATAGATTAGTCCGCCTATGGTTTTCCTCCTTTCATTTTTAACGCGTATTATCTTCATTTTGAAGAAGTGAAGTAGTGGGGTGGTATATTTACCCTAGAAAGATATTTCAAGTTGTCAGAAGTAATAAGTTTATTTACTCTGTGACCTTAAAACGTGTTTTAGCTCGCTCACTTCTTTCCCTTCGTTGTTCTTCAGTCAATTTCAATTTTGGTTTTGCAAATGGATTGATATTTCCGTCGATCATCTTAACTCTGATGTAAATACGATTTCCTCGCTCATCGATTTCCTCTGAAAGAATGTCGTATAGTTCGATACGCTTTTCAATCTTGGTAATGTGCCTGCGGACACTGGTTTCAAATGTCCAGGTATCTGCTAGCTCATCGTAGTTGATGACTGTTTCCCGTTCTTCTGGCAGGTATGCCATGTCTATCTCCTCCTATCATACAGATAGTTTTTGCTTTTTCATGATTAACTCTCGAATGTCAGCGTATTGCATATTCACGTTAATCAGAGCTATCGCTACATCTTCAAAAGCTTGGTAGTTTGTCAGTTCATCACTTGTCAAGCTATCTATGCCGTTGTGTCCGCCACGCTTGTTTTTCAACTGTTCGGCGTTCATTCCAGTTACTGCCTTAAGCAACAGATTGTTTACAGAGGCATAGGCTTGTTTGGGTGCATTCTCCCAGTTCTTGATTGCTTCAAGTAAGTTTTTTCGCCTTGGCTTTTCTAAGGCTCGTTGGATCTTGAAGTTGGCCAGCTCGTCCCGCATCTCAAAGAATGCTTTGACTAGGTTTGTTTTGAATTTGACAACCTGAGGAGTGTTATCCAGATAAGTAATCAACAAAGTCGCTTGTTGCTCGTTTAAGTGATAGACCTTTTTGGGTCTGCCTTTTCCGTCTAATTTATGGATTTCAAATCCATAAAATCCAAACGCCTCAAATCGTTCTTTGTGATTTCTTAATAGGCGTGTAACAGTGTGGTGCTGTACCCCAGCACATTCTGCGATAATCTCGCTAGTGGTATACGGCTCTTTCCGTCCGTCCATATAAACTAGTTCCATAGTTTTCCTTTCTGTGTATTTTTCTGTACTTGCCACCTAGAGCAGTACCAAAGAGGGTTTGAACAAATAAGGAGAAAAAGCAACAAACCTCTTGATACTGCCTTAGGTAGCAAGTAAAAGTTTTTGGCAAGTAATTGCTAGATTATAAATCTTCAATAAGCCAATTGATAACACTCTCGTAGATGCGCCGTGGAGCGTCATAGTTTCCTTTTTCAACTTTTGCAAGGGTAGGTGGGGTTATTTGCAAAAGTTTAGCAAGCTTTACCTTACCCATTTGCAAGTCTGCTCGTTTCCGTCTAACTTTTCTTGCATGTTCCTCAGTAAGTAACATTTCTCTCTCCTTTCTTTGACGAAGTTTTTTTCGTTTACAATGCAATGATAACCGAAAATATTTTCGTTTTTAACCCGAAAATGAAATTTTTTTCGCTAGTTATTTTATTTTTGAAAATATTCATGTTATACTTGTGTGTGAAAGGCGGAAACCATGGAAACCAAAAATAGATTGAAGTCACTTAGGCTTACTGAAGGTTTGTCGCAAGTGGAATTTTACAATAAAGTAATAAAAGATGAACTTGGATTAAATGTCACATTAAGAACGTATCAAAACTGGGAAAAACCTGAAAATGAAATTAAATCAAAACCAGCACAAATGCTTGCTGACCACTTTGGGGTGTCTGTTGGCTATTTGTTGGGTTATGATACGGATAGTGGTTTACTCGACACTCTCTCGAGAAAAATTTCTCATATGAGTCCAGAAGAATTTGTAGAATATACAAAAACAACCAATTATTCAACTGAAAGAGAATTATTTGAATTTCTTTTTGAAAAGTCCCAAGAAATTGATGAACAGACCAGCAGGGGGAGAAAGATAAAAGACATACTCGGACTATTAAAAGGTTTGGATTTAGATGATTTGAATTTGATAAATGGATTTGTTGAGCGACTATATTTTAGTGAGTATTCTCTGGAAGATAATGAGTCATTAGATGTTCGTCGCGATAAATTAAGAAAAAATCTCGAGCTAAATAATATATAGATGATTCATCTCTGTTAGAAAAACTACTTAGAAATATTCAACAACAGTCTTATATTAATCTTCTGGCTAGTTTAATAGAGTTCGATAAGGAAAATCAAACCAATGAAGCAAGGCTACTGATAAATTACCTAACTTTAGAAGATGTAGACAAAAAATAGCTTTTGACATAATTCAAAAGCTATCGGATAGAAATACTTAATCTTTAATACTAATGGAAATGATGAGGATGCTACAAAATTCTACATAGCTACAAAGTAGTTTGTCTTGAGAATATCACTTTGAAAGTTGTCTAGACAAGTATAGGTAGTGATGCAATAGGACTATCAGACAAGAAACATTGTGGGCATTTCAGCCGTTTTGAAATGTATTACAGTAAATGCAGAAATATTGAAAAAGAATAAATTGAGAAATAAAAAGTTATTATTAAGCATTCAAAGGAGACAGATGGCTAGACAAGTAAAGTTAGATAATAGGCAATTAATTAACCATTTATCTGATAAAGGTGTTACATTTCATAAGACAACAAAAGGACAAGCAATTACATTCCTAGATAAAAATAATTATTATTACAAACTTTCTGCTTTCAGGAAAAACTTCAAGAAAGTTGGTGATAAATACGTTAATCTGGATTTTGGGCATCTACAAGATCTAGCTGCATTAGATATGAAATTGCGTAACATACTATTGGGAATTGCAATTAATGTAGAGCATTTTATAAAGGTTGAGTTATCTAGACAAATTAATAACAACACAAAAGAAGATGGTTATAGCATCATTGCAGATTTTAAAAATTCTGAGTATGGTAGTTATTATGAATTTACCCGTAGTAAGTTTAAAAACTCTCGCTATCAAGGTGATATGTACGAAAAGCGTAAACACGACTATCCCTATTGGGCTCTATTAGAGCACATGGATTACGGCTGTTTGATGAAATTTGTTGTTTTTTATTATGAAAAATATGAACCTAAATCCTTAAAGAAAGCGTATGAATTAGGAGATAATGCCAGACATATCAGAAACGCTTGTGCTCATAATAGTGTATTCATACTGAATGTCTTTAAAGATGATAATAAGTTGCCAAACGTAACGGCAACAGTTTCAACATTGGCAAAACAGACTAATACATTAAAGTATAAGAATTATAAAAAGGTTAATGACTTACTTTCACTATTTTCGCTAGCTAGGACATATTGCTCTCAACCGGTAAGAGACTACCAAAAACAATTTATTAAAGAATTCGTAGTTAGAGCTCGAAGGAATGAAGAAGACTATAGGCGAAATGTTGAATTAACAAAAATGATGGTAATTTTTGAAAGAATAGTTGACATTTTATAGAAATGCTGATATTATATTTTAAAGTGTAAGACCGATTGAGTTCGGTGCCCTATGAATTATGCGTGCATAATTAAGGGAATTCTTTAAAAGACAGGGTCAGCTAGATTACTAGTTGGCTCTATTTTTGTTTTACAGACCTTGGAAAAGTAATTTACCAATTAATTTGAATAGACTATTAACAATCTTGTTGCATGATATAAACCTAAATCCCTTTTAATCGCTTGCCTGCTGATGATAGAAAGGTTTATAATCATGAAAATAAAGGAAGTAACAAAGAAAGACGGTAGCATTGTTTACCGTGCAAATATCTATCTAGGAGTGGACCAGGTAACAGGGAAGAAAGTCAAGACCAATGTCACGGGGAGGACACAAAAGGAAGTTAGGCAGAAAGCCAGGCAAGCAGAATATAACTTCAAACAGAATGGTTCAACACGCTTCTGTGCTCAAACAGATATAAAAACCATTCAGGAACTATCTGAAAGTTGGCTAGCGAACTACCAGCACACTGTGAAGCCTCAAACGTTAAGAAATACCAAGTCATATCTAAAGAATCATATCCTACCCCGTTTGGGAGATATGCGACTGGAAAAGCTAAGCCCACCAGTAGCCCAGGCGTTTATAAATGATCTAGCCAAGCGTACAAATCAATTTGATAAGGCACGCTCTGTCCTGTCGAGAATGTTTAGGTATGCTATTGTTTTGCAGTTGGTCCAGTACAATCCTGTGCGAGATACTCTCGTTCCCAGGAAGAAGCAACCGGCGAAAAAGAAAGTGAAGTATATCCAGTCAGACCACTTAAAAAAGTTTCTGGATTATATCGATAAGCTCGCCCAAAAAGACTTTACAAGATATGGCTATATGGTTGCCTTTCGCCTCTTGCTTGCTACTGGTATGCGTATCGGTGAGTTATCCGCTTTGGAATGGTCGGATATCACCTTGGAGGAGCATAGTATCAGAACCAACAAAACCTACTTACAAGAAATTAAACAGGTAGGAGAGACCAAGACCAAGGCTGGGGAAAGAGTTGTCAGCATCGATAAGGCGACAGTCCTCATGCTCAAACAATACCAAAACCGTCAACGAGTGGTATTCTTGGAAGTTGGAGGAGCACCGACTAGGGTATTTGAAACACCGACACGGCTCTACCTTACTAGGAATAACTTTCAAAGAGTGTTAGACCGTCACTGTGAAAAACTTGAAATTCCACGGGTTACCCTCCATGCTTTTCGCCACACTCACGCTAGTTTGCTGCTGAACGCTGGAATTAGTTACAAAGAACTCCAGCACCGTCTAGGTCACTCCAATATCACGTTGACCCTAGACACCTATTCTCATTTATCCAAAGACAAAGAAAAAGAGGCGGTTTCATATTATGAAAAGGCCCTCGCAAATCTTTAGTCCACAAGAAGGGGAACAAATTCAAAAAATCCCACAAATCAAAATCTTGAAACCCCTTGAAATCAAAGGGTTAGACCACTTAGAAAGAACAAATACATGAATTTTGAAAAGATCGAACAGGCTTACGACCTGCTATTAGAAAACGTACAGACTATCCAAAACCAGCTAGGTACCAATATCTATGATGCCATGATTGAGCAAAATGCTGCTTACGTAGCTAATCAGCATGAGACGGACCTTGTTGTCAATAATAACAAGACCTTGAAGCAACTAGATTTAACCAAGGAAGAATGGCGTCGTGCCTATCAATTCTTGCTCATCAAGGCCAATCAGACTGAGCCCATGCAGTACAATCACCAGTTCACACCAGACTCTATCGGATTTATCCTATCTTTTCTAGTAGACCAATTGGTGCCGACTCAAAAGGTGACGGTTCTGGAAATTGGTTCGGGGACAGGCAATCTAGCTCAGACCATTCTCAACGCCAGCCAGAAAGAATTGGATTACTTGGGGATCGAAGTGGACGACCTCTTGATTGATTTGTCGGCAAGTATTGCGGATGTCATGCAGGCAGATATTTCTTTTGCTCAGGGAGATGCGGTACGTCCGCAGATTTTGAAGGAAAGTCAAGTAATTCTGGGAGATTTGCCTATTGGCTACTATCCAGATGACCAGATTGCTAGCCGCTATCAGGTCGCCAGCCCAAATGAACATACCTACGCCCATCATTTACTCATGGAACAGTCCCTCAAATATCTGGAAAAAGATGGCTTTGCGATTTTGTTGGCTCCAAATGATTTATTGACTAGTCCGCAAAGCGATTTGCTGAAAGGTTGGTTACAGGAGCAAGCCAATATTGTTGCCATGATTGCCCTGCCGCCAAATCTCTTTGGGAAGGCTGCTATGGCCAAGTCTATTTTTGTCTTGCAAAAGAAAGCTGCAAGATTGTTGACGCCGTTTGTTTATCCCTTACAAAGTCTTCAAGAACCAGAAGCTATTCAGAAGTTCATGCTCAATTTCAAAAATTGGAAGCAAGAGAATGCAATTTAATTGAAAATCTGTTATACTAGTTAGGAAAACGCTTTAAAAGAGGTAAGATATGTCAAAAACAATTGCAATTAATGCAGGTAGTTCAAGTCTAAAATGGCAACTTTATCAAATGCCAGAAGAAACAGTATTAGCGGCAGGGATTGTTGAGCGCATCGGTTTGAATGATTCCATCTCAACAGTTAAGTATGATGGGAAGAAAGAAAGTGAAGTTTTAGAGATTCCTAATCATACGGTTGCGGTTAAGATTCTCCTAGAAGACTTGCTTAAACACAACATCATCGCTGCTTACGAGGAAATTACTGGTATCGGACACCGTGTTGTTGCAGGTGGAGAGATTTTCAAAGAATCAGCTGTTATTGGACCAAAAGAGGTTGAGCAAATTGAAGAACTAAGTGCTTTGGCACCGCTTCATAACCCTGCTCACGTAGCAGCAATGCGTGCATTTGAGGAAGTACTACCAGAAGTTTTGAATGTAGCTGTTTTTGATACAGCCTTTCACACTACGATGCCAAAGCATGCCTATCTTTATCCGATTCCACAAAAGTACTATACCGACCACAAGGTTCGTAAGTATGGAGCGCACGGAACTAGCCACTACTATGTAGCGCATGAGGCAGCAAAAGTTTTGGGGCGTCCAATCGAAGAGTTAAAATTGATTACGGCACATATCGGAAATGGTGTATCCATCACTGCTAACTATCATGGTGAATCTGTGGATACTTCAATGGGCTTCACACCACTAGCTGGTCCAATGATGGGAACTCGTTCAGGGGATATTGATCCTGCTATCATTCCTTATTTGATTGCGAATGTTGATGAGTTGAAGGATGCTGCAGACGTTGTTAACATGTTGAATAAACAGTCAGGCTTGTTCGGTGTATCTGGCTTCTCAAGTGATATGCGTGATATTGAAGCAGGCATCCAAGCTCACAATCCAGATGCAGTGTTGGCCTACAATATTTTCATTGACCGTATTAAGAAATTTATCGGTCAGTATCTTGCAGTTTTAAATGGGGCAGATGCTATTGTCTTCACGGCAGGTATGGGTGAAAATGCACCGCTTATGCGCAATGACGTAGTAGAAGGCTTGTCTTGGTTTGGTATTGAGTTGGACCTGGAAAAAAATGTATTCGGCAACTATGGCGACATTTCAACGGCAGAATCAAAAGTTCGTGTCTTGGTTATTCCAACGGATGAAGAATTGGTTATTGCGCGTGAAGTTGAACGTTTGAAATAAGAAAAACGAACTGGTAGTCGGAGACTGCCAGTTTCTCTTATAGTTTATCCCTTTAGAAAGGTATAGTTTTTAGCAAGTGGTCAAAATATATAGTGTACCCGTGGTGCTAGTTCATTTCAAAATAGCGTAAGTTATGAGCTAGAATAATTTGTTCCATTCGTAACTGTAGTCCGGTAATGTATGTTCGATGTCAAAGAGACGACACAGTTCAGAAAAACGAGTTTCAATAGTTCGTCTCATGGCCATTACTTTCCAATTGTTATGTTCTTCAGCCCCTGCCATGTTTTTACGAAACGGCGTCCATAGATGGTAACCTTCTTGCTCTAAGTCCTTTTTGAGTTCACTGCTCAGGTAGCCTAAATCACCTAGGATAACCGATTGCTTACACCCTTCTAATAGTTCATAAAC